CAACCTGAGGGTGACTCAAACCCTTGAGTTTAAACATATCATCAAACTTCTGTCCTGTAAATACAGATTCCACCTCTTGACGAAAAACATATGTAAGTGATTGGGTTCTCTTCTTCCAATCAGTGTAACTTTGTTCTCCATTCTGCATTATCTCCCCAATCCACAAAGCCTGTGGATCATTACATGCTACGAAGTTGGAGACAAAGAATTCAATTACTTCAGTATCATCTTTTTGCCTACTCAATTTTTCAAAGAAAAATCTATCTCTACGTTTATAGAAACTCTGTAGGGAAGCACGACTCTTACCACAATACTTGTGATAGTCATACTTTGGTTTAGTAAAGTGGTTCTTAAGTCCTAGGTAAGACTTGTAGGCATCAAACGGGGTCACCTTCGGTATCATCTATTTGATCAAATCCAATAATATCTTCAATTTTTGCGATGTGTTGTCCTGCAATTAAGTAGGAATGGGAACCATCGATTTCCCCAACATATTTCAATTCATCCTCACGGAATTGATTCTCTCTGAGGGCGGCTTGTAATTGTAAGTGTCTTAGTTCTACTTCAGAAATCATATTGGTAGTTTAGCATGAGATGTTCTCTTAAGTAGATTCAATTCCATTGCTTCGTACTTCAACTTTTCCTTCAGTGGTTTAGACAATAGTTTAGGAACTGATTCAATGTCAATACTATTTTCTTCACAGAAGTAAACTATAGCATCAATGTACTTCATGCCATTTCCATCATTGGCAATAGTCTCGATTTCTTCTGTAAATTTACGAGAACAATAGAACTTATTCTCGATAATCTTATTGATGTCGTCAGGCTTTACCATATTCCTGTAGTTTAAATTCAACAAACTCTCTAATATATTCGGAGAGAAGATTGATGTACTTTCTCTTGTCATATTCTTCATAGACTTTGACTTCTCCGTCTTCGCAAGACATAATGATTACAAATTTCTTGACCATGATCCCGGTCATCTCAAATAACATACAAGCGTATGCTGCACACTGAACGAAGTGGTGATCCACCCACTCTTTTGGTTTTGGTTTCTTAGATGTCTTAAAGTCAATGACAGCCAACTCACCATCATACTCCGCAATACAATCAACACTACCAGCTATTCCCAGTTCATAACTGAATAAAGCCTGTTCCTGTGCATGAATGTTATCGATGTTATCCAGGGTAGGTTTAGCCTGCTTGAATAACATTTCTGCCAAAGGTTGAACATTTGGTACATCAAGGTTCTTCAAATAATATTCAGAGCAGGTGTGCATATCTGTACCCCTACTCGTTGCTTGTTTGGTAACCTTATTGGCCTCATCATTTCCTACCCTAGCTCTCCACGCACGGAAAATCTCACGATTGTAGTGGCTAATAATAGAAGTGATTGATACTAGTTTTTCACCCTTTGGGGTGTCATAATATCTGACTCCATCAATCGTCTCCCTTGAGAGAGTTGGATAATCTATATCAATGTGAGTAAAACTCATAAACCTAATTCATGTTTAGCGACAATGTATTCCTTGACAAGACCACTCCTACAAATATCCTCTGGTTGAAACTCAATAGTATTGAAGGATGGCATTTGATTGATAATTCTCATGAAGTCAACAATACCATTCCTTTCATGAGTTTTCACCAGGTCAGTTTGTGTTGCGTCTCCACAGAAATGGATCTTACTGTTCTCACCTACCCTAGTGATGATTGAATCTAGTTCATGGAAGTTCAGGTTCTGAAACTCATCAATGATAAGGATAGCGTTATCAAAAGTTGTACCTCTAATAAAAGATGTACTCCAGAAACTTATTGTACCCTGAGATTTCAAATTTGCATAGAGCATCTCGAAAGAATTATCATCTGGCATCTCAAACATGTATTTTACCATATTCTTATAAGGAATCTGGTAGATGTCAGACTTATCTTCATGGTCACCAGGAAGGAATCCAATCTCTCTGGTGGGCACAAGAGACCTGACGATGTAAATCTTCTGATATGGTGTCTTTGGATCTAGAACGTCAAGAAGAGCGTTGTAGAGGGTAATAAAGGTCTTACCTGTACCAGCTACACCATAGGCTATCAGATTCTTATCCTCCTTATAGGATTTAAAGAATATTTCTTGATTCTCTGTAAGTGGTTCAATCTTTTTTATGTAATCAAGATTGATTGGTTTCTTTCTTTTCATCACTCTATTGCTCATACCGAATGGAACTGGATTTGTACTACCGATACCGGACTTACTCTTTCTTGGCATAAAATTAAACTGGTTTTACGTTTGATCCTGGCATTTTGTTAACCTTAGCTAGAACATCATTCCAACCTGGATGTGATTTCTTAAGTTTATCATAAACCTCACCAACTTCTCCAAATTTAGGAGCGTTTTCTGGAGTATAATATCTTTCCCAGTCAGGATTGTCATCTCGCCATTGGTCCCAATCGTGAACACTCATCTTCACTTCTTTGGTTTCACCAGTTTCTTTATGTTTAATTGGATAAGTTGCCACTAATTCACCTCATGATGTGTGTATATTTATTAAACTGATTTTACTAGAAATAGTTTACGTTAATGTTCCATCGACACTTTTGATCTGTGCATGAAGTTGACGCATGTGGTTTACTTGAATCGAAAAAAACAATTCGATTCTCTTGACTTTTAACAGTATCTTTATCAAATTTAGTTTTACCATTACAAGTATTCAGATAGAACAACGCTCCTTTGTGTTTATATGGAAAGTCTGTATGCCAATCGTGTTCTACAATTTCATCAGTTCTAGGATAACAATTTACTTTTGATCTGATGAGGGAACACATCTCCAACTTTGAAAACAAGATCTGATTCATCATTTCATAATAAGGACTTATGGGTATATCATTTCTGTAAATTGTATGAACAAAATTGACATTTTTAATTGATTGAATCTCGATGTTTTTCGTTATATAGTTTTGAATATAAACGGGAAACTTACTGGATATAACATTTTCCTGCAAAATTTTAAACTCATCATCTGGTAAAAAATTATCCATTACAATTACACCCATCCCATTGCCTCAGAAACAGAAGGGAACTGTTCAATAAAGATAATCTTAGCAGAGTTAGCAATATCCATGTGTTCTTTCTGAGTCCCATGAGCAGATCTCAGTTCAATATAATGAATCCAACTGCGAACTGATCCAGTCATATACATTTTTGTTGGCACGGAGAGGGGGAGTACAAATCGAGAACATTCTTTTGCAATTCCATCATCCAACATTTGTTGATACAATTCCATACCTTTCTTGAAGTGATCTTGCATCAAGATTTCATACTTCTGTTTAACGAACGGGTCAATATCATCAATAGAATTCTGACGATTCTTGGTGTCTTGTCTGCGTAGTTCAGGTAGAGGGATCGTCTCCGCGAGTAGGGAACTATCAGCATATCGTTGTGAAAATTCTTGATACGTGAAACTTCTGTGTCGCAGTACTTGAGCTGCCAGTCCTCTGGTAGTTGAAATTTCCAGAGTCATGAAAGCTTGTTCAAAAATACTCCAGTGTTGATGCTTCACACAATACTTGAGGAGTCCAGAAAACTTTTCGTTCTCTTGATTGTTGGGATTACTCACACGGGCACAGTATGCCATATGTTTCTCAGCATCTGGAGTCACTGAAATCAACTTACAATCATTCATTCTTTTCTTTTTTCCTTACTTTCTTTAGTTCTTTAATTTCTGATTTAATAGCTTGGTAGGCTTCTTCTGCAGTTATTTTACCACCCATTTCCATACAAGTATAGACCTCTACTCTGGTCCCAAAATGTTGAAGTGCTCTTTCAAATGTGTCAAGATCTTCGTACATAGTCCTGGTTAAAGTAGGCGTTAAAATAAGCTACGATCCCATCAGTTCTTTTATTACCCTGAGAGATCCATGTATCTACACACTCGTATATATCCTTGCACATATAGGGTGAATCCAAATCCAAGTCAATACCACCATACTTCTGAAGAAGTATACTGAGACACTGACCTCTGAGGTCTAATCTTTCATCTGAATATCTCCAGTCATTATTCATCATCTTCAAATACCTCATCATAGTCAGGAAGGGGTGGTAGGTTTTTGTCCATTGTTTCTGTATAAGATTGAACATCAGAATAAACCTCAGACTCCAA